ACATCTTCCTTTATTGTCAACTCTTCAATATTATTTATTGTCAGTTGTAAATCTTGAACTGATGTATTAACACCACTTTTATTCTTTATTTTCAAATCAACATAAAAATGTTGTGCAGGTAAAGACATTATACACTTCCTTCAAGTTTTCTTTGTCTTGCTCTAACTTTAAGAATCCAATCCTTGATATCGTTCGGGTCTGGGACATATAAATCTTGTCCCACCGAGATATCATTCCATATATCATCAATTGAATTTACTTTTGCTAAAATCCACCAATATGATAAATTTCCATAAACTCTTAATGAAATTAAATCAGGTCTTTGAATATCTTGTCTTTTAATGCTATCATATCTAATCGGTCTTTTTATTTCAAATAAATCCCAATTAGAAAGAACCATATCTCTTTCTAAATAATCGCCAGCCTTAACGACTGGCATATATCGTGTTCTATTATATCTATCAATCATATCTTACCCCTATGCTATTCCTTGACTTGCACCATTACCAGCATTGATATCAAATCCATTCCCCGGTTGTTGAACATTAATATCTTCAACTCTAACACGAGATTGTAACTTATCAACCTCAACGAATCCAACATCTTTAATACCAGACATTATTTTTCTTGTTTCAAGGTCTAAAGTCACATCAACATACAATGGTCCTAAATCAGACACTTCTTTTGAGAATTTAAAGTTCGCATTCTTAATAATCATGTCAGGGTGATAAAAATACTGCCCTATTTGCACTCTAACAGGTGGTGGAGCCTTTTTTAATGTTATAAGGTCATGTATGTCCTCTAACACAGAATTGGCTATAGTGAAGCCCCTATTGAGTCCTCCTTTAAGAAAATCCTGATACATGATACTCATGTTTGAAGGAGTCGGTCTTTTTTTATCATTTTGAGCACTCTCATTAGTATCCGAAGTCCATTTTTCCCTTACTTCATTTAAACTCTGTCTTGTCTTATTTTCCAATTCTTTTATTTTAGAAGCAGTTGCAGAATCGGATTCACCCGGTAAAGCCATCTTCGCTAACAATAACGCAGATGTTAATGGTTTCCCATTTCCTTCCCAATCAACAATTCTAAACTCTGGAGAAATCTTAAGATAACCATTTTCTCTCCATAATTGTTTAGACATCCACACAGAACCGATATTACCAGCACCCGCCAATGATGACAAATCAGTAACTTCTTTTGAGCCTAAGAAATCTCCAAAACTACCAATCAATGGTAATTTAGGCACTCCCATCTTTTGCCAACTACTTTCGATACCAACAGTAACTTGATTCTGAGTAACACCAACAACAGGTTTTAAATCATTACGATTTTGATTCCAAAAATAATAATTAGGTATAATTTTAATTACACTATGACCTGTTGCAAGACCATCATTATTCTCATTAGTTCTTTTTATCCCAGCCTCTCGCCAAGATGTCGGTTTAAATAAATCTAAATCTCTAAACATATTTTACCTCTTATAGTCTTCTTCCAGAAACCATTTGTGTGTTTGATATTGGTGCTTCTGGTGCTCTGTTTATTTTCATTTGGTCACCAAATCCAATTATTAATTTTTCAATATCGTTATCAGATAATACAACCTGTATAGGCTTTTCACTTTTAGCAACACTCTCAATAGTTCCCTGTGGTAAATTATAAAATACATCACCACCAGATTCAGGTTGTTTCTTTTTAGCAAAAGCCTTTCTTCTCATTTCGACATTATTTGTATCACGAGGACCATATTTTTCTCCCAAATATGGTTCAACGTGCCAAGTTTCTTTTTTGCCTTGAGGGTTACGGAAATTTATCAAGGGTCTATGGAATCCATATTTTTTCATCAATCCCAATTTTTCTAATGCGTCTGCGTCAACAGATTGCATATCAATAGCCCACCCATAATCATGAATACTCTTACCACCCTTATTTCGTTTTGCGGAGTTAATCTGTATAGTATCACCAGTTATATTATAATATTCTCTTGCCATAGCTAAAAGACTTTTTTTCATATTGGGTTGTAAACCATCTATATTTGAATTTTGATGTAAATACAATCCCGGATATCTTGATGTTTCAGTTGAATAATCAAACCCAATACCACTTTCAGTTAAAGCACTATAATACTCATCATTAAACATGACTTTTCCATCATCACCAAATCTAAACATACCAGTTGTAAATCCACCCTTATATTTTGATGTTGGTACTTTATCACCTCCATTGTCAGCCTTTTTATACTTGTCACGCATATATTTTGAAGTTGAACCCTTTTTATACTTGTCACGCATATATTTTGAAGTTGAACCCTTTTTATACTTGTCACGCATATATTTTGAAGTTGAACCCTTTTTACTTTCATCAGATTTTTGTTTATTAGCTTTAATGATATCTCGCTTTTGTTCATTAAAATATCTTAATGCTTCTTCCGTCATTTTTATTTGGTCTTCATTTGAAAATCCAAAAAGAAAACTTCTCTTTTTTTTCCATTTTTCCATAAAAGGTAAATGTTTATACGTCTCAAACAAATAATCAGCACCAACACCAGTATCATCAGCCATAACACGTGATATCAAATTTAATGCTTTTTGATTTTCCATATATTTCTTTTTACTATTTTCATCAAAATTTAATCGGTCAATTTGCTTACTTGCAAACGATTTCCCACTTTTTATAACTTCAGACTTCACTTTTTCTGATTCTTTTCGAGATTTCACACCATCAACAATAGCATCAGTTAACTTTTTCAATTGGACGGCTGTAAATACAGAAGCACCAATTACACCAACGACTGCCGGGTTTGAAAATGCAAATTTTAAAGCAGAAATAACAGAAAATTTTAAAATATTAAATATCGCACCACCAACTGATGTAACAATAGACGCAAGTCTCCCAACATTACCCGTCAAAAGAACAGCCAACAACCCGCCACCTACAATAGCTTTATTGTCCCAAAGGAACTCACCGATTTTTTCTTTATTGTTCCATATAGTTTCTGCTGTAAATTTAACCGCATCAAATATACCAGTAGCGATAGCCTTTCCAGTGTTTGCTAACATTTCTTTACCACCACCTTCAGTATACCACTCAGTTATACCACCCCAAATTTTACTAAAAGTATTTTTAAGATTTTCTCGAAGTTCAGTTACATACTCTCCTTTTCCAGTAAGTAAATAACCAATAAGACCACCGATACCAAATGTTTTCAATAAAGACCATATAGCTGAGGTCTTCTTTTTCTTACGCTTATTTGCGTCTCCACGAATACCCCTCAATATATTTTCAATATCTAAAATATTCTTTCTCATTCCTTCATCTGGGTCTTGTCTTCTTACAAAATCCTTAGCAGTCTTTTTTTGTGCAACTTTTTTTGTAGCAGCTTCTGATACAAACTTTTTTGTTTGTATTTGTAGACGTAAAGTTTCAGCATTGTTTTTCTCCATCAAAGTATTTTGTTGGAGCAATGTGTTTCTTATAATTCTTAATGTGGAATCAATGCGCTTTAATGTCTCACCACTTTCGATTTGGACATTAGTATGCACAGTATATGCTTTGGCGGTATTTTGAAAAAAACCGCCAACTTTATTAGATAACATATCAGTGCTGCTCTTTACAAACTGAGCAGCCTGATTTTGTTCTAAAAATTTGTTTTCTCTTGGTTTGTTATCCTCTGGCATAGGGCTCTCCTTGCATCGACTGGAACATTTGCTGACTCATATTACCTAAAGACATTTGTCCATCTGGTTGTTCGTTCTTCAGATTCTCTTGCTTCCTATATTCCACTAATCTTTCATAATGCCAGATTAACTCAAAGTATTCCAGATTGTTATAGTTCCCGAAGGCACCAAAATTAACATTCATCTGAAATTCTATTTCCCATAAGTTATCTAGCGGTATATTTGGGAAGAAAGAAATCGCTGCGAAACACAACGTCCATCGGGACAAAACCTCCACATTCAGAACATTCTACAGTCATTTTCTCTTCAATACCAATTGAGTATTTTTCAATATATGTTGTCACTTGTGATAAATCCCCCGGTGTAAATTCCAAAACGTAATTATATTTATCCAAAAGGCGTTTTGAAATGTCACCATTAATGTTGGTTATCATACACGCCAATGCTAATAACTCAACATCAATTTCACCTAAAACTTTTTGATTTATCTTTACAAATCTTTCTATTTCCATTTCATCTTTTATTTTAAGATGTCGTAAACCAATATACTCCCCACTTTCTAATTCGATTTTAGTATCAGGGTTATATTCATCTTTCAAATAATTCACGTCCAAATTTTTGACTTCAAAATGATAATTTGAACTTTTTTCACATTTAGGACAAGTAAACCCAACGGTATAACTACTGTCTCTATATGTAACAGCTCTCATCCAAAGAATCAAATAAATCTTGTCAGCAAGATAGATTTCCTCGGTTCCAGCTATTCCTTGAACACGAACACATCTCTTCACAATATCATTGATAACATAATCAGCATTCTCACCAGTTATAGAAGCTAATTTTTTCACTTCAATGACTTTAAGTGGACGTGCTTCAATCATTGTTCCTTCAGGATAAACCAAACCACGTGATGGTAATTTATCTGTCAAGTCCCAATAATTCGCATTGTCAACTTCAGAATCCTGTCTTATAGTTTTTGGTGAATTCACCGCAGTATTAAAATCTGGATTCGCTACTTCCTGCTCACCTCTTTTTTGAATATTAGCCATCATTGCTAATACTCTTTTTTCACTTTCGTCACCACTATCTTGTGAATTTTGGTGACTATTAATTAAATTTTCAAGATTACCTTCGTTAGAAGGATACTTTTCCATATTCATAAATAAACTCCTTATAAAATAAATTCAACATCGTCACTATTATTTATACAATGTCGAATTTATACTTAAATAAATGCTACTGTATTTTTTCTAAATCGTATTGTATCACAACCGAAATTAACACCAAACTTCATAGTGTCATCTCGTCCGTAACTTAATGTCAAATCATCTGCACCGAGGTAATATACTTTATTGGCAATCCAATGTCCAACTTCAGTACCAAAATGATTAAATAAATGAATGATTATATCACCAACTATAACTTCAGGTAAACGTTTGTAAACACCACTTTCTTTTACAATCGTTCTTTGTAATGCATGTACCATTGCTAACACATTTCCCTTTCTGTCATCTTCAAAAGTGATTTTCACATTAAACCCTTCGTGGTCGATAACAGGAAATGTTTTTGGTATAGGACCATACATTGTTTTTTCAGTTCTAAATTTATACAATGGCAATGAGACATCAATCACATGATGATATCTCATTGCACCTAAATATCGTCTTACGTTTAAATCTTTTAAAGTAATACTCGGCACAAATTCAACCATAAATTTCCACGAAGGTAGTACAGATTTATGGGCATAAAAATCCATTAAACCCAAACTGAATACTCCCACTCCACCTACACTTGGTGGTGGTACTATTGGTGGTGCCATATTTTTCCTCTCTTAATTATGGTGTTGTTGTATCAGGAAAAAGAGTCCAGAAATCATACTGGAATGTTACTGTATATTTAATTGAATCACCTGCACCATAATCAACCGGAGTATCCGCAACGTTTTGTACAAACGCATTATGGAACCTAATTGATTTCACTAAAGGTAGACCACTATAACCATAAAAGATTAAAAAGATATCTTTTGTCAATTGACGTTTAGTTAATCTTCTCGATTTACCAGCAGTTATCGGACTATTTGGATTCACATTAAATATATTTTGTTCCCATTCCCAGAAAATTCGTCTAACCGCCATATCTTCTGTTTCTTCAAAAGTAGCAGCCACAGTACCTCCAACATCTGGTTTACCCGGGAAGAATTGCTTCATACCCATAAAATCAGATTGTGTCACTGCGTTCGAACGTTGTGGGATACTCATACTTCTGCAACGCACAATCAAGTCTTCCATGTCAAGCAATGCAGTTGTAGGAGCAACACTAATGATTCCCGGTATAACAAGTTGCCACATCCAGTTGCGCTGTACATCAGCCATCGACTTCATGCGACCTTCTATAGTGAAATTAATTGGATTACCCGGCATAATTCCCTCCTTATTTTAAATTAATATTCTTTCTATTTTCCAATTGTTATAAAACTTACTTTTATAATAAAATTTATGTCTCACTTTTTCATATTCCAAATCATATTTTTCACAAAACAATTTCAAATTTTTAAATTTATATTCAATCCCATCAGGAGAAATAAAAATATATTGATATTTATGATTTGGGTTATTTTCTCCCAAATGTTTTCCTTTTATTCTTTCAGAAACCATTTTACCAAACCCGTTAGGTTTTTTAATACCTTTTGTCGCTTTAGATATATTAGGATTTCTTTTACCTTTTGTTATATGTTGTCTTTTATCAATATTTATATATTTTAATCGTCTACTTATAGTATCACGATTAACACCAAAATATTTTCCTATATCAACCAAAGTCATTCCTTGATAATACAACTCTTTTAATTTTCCGATATCTATATCAACCCAATTCCCATTATTTTCAAATGATGTATCAACATGATTATCTTTAATTTTTTGTTTGTGGACATCAGATAATTTCTTACCTTTTCTTTGTTTTGATAATAATTTTCGTGTTTTTTCACTTACAATTTTACCTCTGCCATCTCCACCATCAGTTCGATTCAATAAGATTCCTGTTTTATTATCCATCCGTCCAATTAATTTTATTAACTTAATTTCTAAATTAACCGCTTCATCATCAGTCAAATTATCAAACTTTATAATTATTGGGTCTTCACCGGATTCGATTTTAATTTTACGAATCTTTCTACACTTATGAACATTTCTCCAATCATGATTATGATACGCCTCAGTTAAATGTTGTCTGTATCTATAACCCTTACCCTTTCCAACATAAAATGGTTCATATTTAAATTCATATTCACCATAAACAAATTTTCCTTCTTTTCTAACATCACAATAAACATAAACATAACTTTTATTTTTCATCATAATCTCCTTTACAGATTTTTAAAATTGAGAGGTAATCCTTACTCGTAAAGGTTTCAGGAAACAGTTTCGAACCTGCTGTCCCTCTCGTATTTGTATATTGTTAAATCATTATAACTTTATGCGTACTTTAATCTTATGTCACTGAAAGAGATACCTGTACGAGTTACAACTGTTGTGAATTGAATAAATTCAGCAGCTCTAACAGGCTGTACATAAATATCCACATTCATAGAATTTGAGTCTATCACTGAAGATGGATTATTTGTTTCATCACATACAACTTCGTATGCTGTTAAACCACCAGCAGCAAAGATTCCAGCAAGGAATTCATCAACTAATGACCATACTCTTAATCTTGTTTGAACTGTGTTGTTTTCGAAAACAAAAGGAAGCAACGCTATCTCAACATTGTTTTCGATGAACAATAATGTTCTTCTAACTTGAATTCTATCAAGAGCAGATTTCTTAAGTTGTGCAGTTTTTTGACCCCACATTACAAATCCAGCACCTCTAATCAATTTAATCATATTGATATTCTTATCATAGAGTTTACCAATGTGGTCTGTGCTGTAAACTTTTCTTTGGTCGAACACAGCAAGTGTCGCTCTATCAATACCAGCCGGAGCAAACCAAGGGTCTGAAATATTATCTACTCTTGGATACAATGATGCACCGTAGATACTATTCGGTAAGAATACAAACTTATCATTTTGTTTATCATAGATTTTTGAATATCCACCATAAATCGCAATGTATGATGGTGCAACATACCCATATCTTTCAGATTCAAGGATTTGTTGATAAGTTAAATCACTTAATTCACCAGCTTGCACAGTTCCAATACAGTCAAGTCTCTTAGCTGCTAACTCACCCATTGCTTGCTTAGTTGTAGTATTGTACGATGTACCAATCAATATTTGAACAGGAAGTTCTTCCCTATCATTAAAATATGCCCAGAATTCATCATCACCACTACCCAAACCATTATCTTCAGTTACACTACCAGCAGATAATTTACATAATCTATCAGTATTATAGAAAAATGCTCCTCCACCATCTTCACCACCCGGTAGATTAGGTGTACCACTTGTTCCAGCAAAAATATATGAATAATCAAATTTTGATGAAATAGTTGTATCCACATAAATATATTGTGAATTACCATTGATAACATCATTAGCATACAATGATTTTCCATCACCATCCAATTGTGGACCTAATGTACAATAAAATGATTCAAGCTCTTGTAATCTCAATTTACTACTTGCTCTATCAGCAGAATTTGAATATAATTCTTCCCATGTCTTATCACTTGGTTTCTTGTAAAGTTTTAATTTAAATACTTTACTTGCGATAGGAAAATGTGTTGCAATGTCAGCAGATGTACTACTTGTCCAAATTGAATCTGGACCAGTTGATGTTGCTGATGTATCAATTGGATATTCATCATATCTGTAAAGCCAATCAGCGTCTGGGTGTAATGTTTCTACATTTACTGCATAATCATTTCCTTCTAATCCCGGACTGATAAATGACACCAATAACGGCTCAACCATCGTATCACCAACTGTGTCAATACTTGAAATCTTATCCGCTGTATCAAATACATCAGGTGTTGCTGTTAATGGTTCAATACCACCAGAAACATCTGTATTTGTTGATGATAAATCATTATCCACCTCAATAGCAGCATATTTATCACCACTATCAAACGCTCTAACAACATACAGATTTGTTGATTCTTTTAAAAATTCCAATGCTCCATAAGAACCATATCCATACTCAGGAATTTCCTTATCAATACCAGAAAGACCACTTCCTGATGTAAACACTGGTTGTCCAAAGTATTCCACATATTCTTTATCATTTGTTACCAATACAGGTCTTCTAATTGGTCCTTGAGGTGCTCTAACAACAATGGCACCATTTGAAATACCAGTCGCAACTAATATTTCGCTCAAGTCAATCTCTCTTCTATAAACTCCCGGAGCGTTAAATACTCTTGGCATAATTACCTCCTAAATTAAATATCTATTTTCTATTTATATAATTATTTATACATTTTTTTATTGACCTTTCTACATTTATGAAAAAATTACAGTTGGTGCGTCATCGTCACCCAAATTGTACTCATCATCTATGCGCTTGACATTACCACCTTTACCTTCAAAAAATGGTGTCAATAAAAAGTATAATCCCCATAATAACGAAGTAACACAGTCATCATGAGTCGTGCGTGTTTCACCCCTAAATACATTAGGAGATACCTCAATATATTTTGACAATTCCACAACTGTTTCCTTGTCGTTTAATTGTAGCCAACCATTTTCAAGATATCGTTTCAAATGTAAATTTGCAGATAACTTACTTTTCTTAGTTGACCTAATCCCAAGTCCTTTTCTATCACAATTTAAAATACATTCATTCTCATATTCATACCAAATGATATTAGCAACTTCTCCACCTTCTCCATTATTTTCAATCATCATTTGTGCATTGTTATAATATTGACTTATTCCAATACACACCTGTGCAAATTTATGAGTATCAATATCATTATATCTATAAATCGCAACTTGCTCTATAGAAAATTCATCATTAATTTTTAAAACCTGAACAACAGAACTATCTCTCTGCGTCCCTTTAGCAGAGTCAATACCAAGAATATATAACTTCTTTTCAATAGGTTTTTCAAATATTGTAAACAAGCCACCCCATTTTGTTGCAACTGCTGGCTTATATTCAATATTTTCAAGGACATCACCATCAATTAATGTATCAGATGAACCCAAGAATTTACAATTATGATTAATTATGTCATTTGCATAATATGAGTTATCCTTTGATTTAACATCCAATATATCAAAAACATAATCTTTATTTTCCAATATTTGAATACTGGTTACAATTTTTAAACCATCTTTAGTTTCTAACCTATCACCAATAACTACATCTTTAATATCTATATCTTTACCTTCAACTATAAAAGTATGTCCAAAATTAACATCTATATAATCATTAAAATTTAATGTAACACGTATTAATTTTTGAGGCTTAACTATTTTACCTATACCATCAAAATCCTTAAACCCATAAGGCGTTTCGATTTGATATCTATCTGTAAATTTGCTTTCTGTTTTCATTCTTCAATAATTCCTTAAATTCATCTTCACACTTAAAATTTTTATAAATGTTAATCAATCTACCACAAATACATAAATTATTTATATTTGATATATCCTCTGGTGAAATATCATTTTTAAATCCATAATAAATACTTATCTTATGGTCAACTGTAGGTTGATATAAATTACACGACACATTATTATTTGGATTATCTTTTAAATATTCATCATTTAAAATTAATTTTTCATTAGTGTAATAATCATGACCATTCCATGTCTCGTATAATTTTTCATATTTACGCCTTGAAATATTTCTAACTTTATAAGAATATTTAGTAAATTCACTATATTCATCCTCTGTCAACCATCTTCCAGATTCTTCATTACGTTTTCTAATCTTTTCTTTAACTAATTCTATCTGACCAACATTTTCGACTCCATATTTTTGTAAACATGTTTTCAATCTTGTGTTATTAACATTATCAATATTATCTTGTGTCCACCATTCACGTCTTTTTTCATTAATCAATTCTTTATTTTTATTTAATGAATCCCATCGTTTTCTATGACATTCTTTTGTTAATAAATTTGATTCAACCCCAAAACTTTCTAAACATGTATTCTTTTTTTGTTTTTTTATAGAATCCAATTTTGATATATGAGAAACACCATACGTGTCTTTCAATGTCTTACTTCTTTTATCA